AGAATCATCAGGATTATTAAGAGTTGCTGATAATATAAAAGAATTAGAGCCTAGTAGAGTTAGGGCCGGATTAACCAGAAAAGGACTGACTGGTGGATTACAGCTAGGACTAATATCTCCGTTTTCAGAAGATAAATTTGAAACAGGACAAAAAGATTTCTTATACAGGCCAGGAGAAGTAGCTCGAAGGAGACAATTAGAGAGATATGGTCTATTAAGATGATACAACAGCTTTTGGCTGACGAGAATGGCAAACTCTCTGCAGCCAGAACCTTCCTCGCAGTTTGCCTAGCATTTACGGGGTTCATAATTGTGACGGATGCGTTGTTTTGGGGCGAAGTCCCCAATGCAGCCTACGCATTACTCGGAACCATCTTCACTGGACTGCTCGCATGGACGGCTGGTCCAAGAATTGCTCAATATCTCGGCCCCCAGATTGGGGCCGTTGCAAAGGGAATCGGAGATGCCGTTAAACAACCTCGTAGGCCCGATCTCTTGGACAATAACCCGAAATTCCGAGAGAATGACGAGAAGTGATTGGATAGAAGTTTGTGGAGACAGACTGCGTGAGCTAGGCATCACAAACTTTACTCCCCTCGAAATCTGTGATGTAGGTCGCACTTCTGGTGATACTATTTTACAAGCTCCAAATCTCCGGTTACTTGAAAATGCAGTCAAACTAATAGATATTCTATCATGGCTTCGTGAAGAAGAAGTCACGGCCCCTGTGCTAGTCAATTCATGGTACAGAGACCCAGACTACAATCAGGTGATAGGAGGTGTCGGTACATCAATGCACATTACTTGTGGAGCTGCAGATGTAGTCAAGGTTGGGTACAGTCCCACACAAGTAGCTGATATGCTAGAGCGACATCCTCAAAGTCATTTATTTGGGATAGGCCGATACAATACATTCACCCACATAGATATTCGAGGAATGGTCGGTAGACCAGCCCCTGCCAGATGGTAAAGATTACACCAACCACTGTCATGGCCGTTGTAGTCGTGATTCTGTTGGGCTTGGCTGTGCAGTTCTCAATGAGAGCAAAATACTACAGTGGAATCGCAGACTCCCATGCAGAGCAGTTAGAACTCCAAGCCGTTGAACTGGATGAAGCCAAAACTATCGCAGATTCGATTCAGTCACGCCTTGATTTATTAGAATCAAACTATTGGGAAGAATTGGAATACAGAGAATCTCAGCTTGATTCCTTAGTAAGTGATAGAGAAGAGTCACGAAGTGCCTTAGAATCGATTACAGAGGCTCTCAGAGATAGCCTAGCAGACTCAGCACAGGCACAGCTAGACGAGGTCGTTGAAGGTTATGAATTTCAGATTGCATCACTCGAAACTTCTCTGGAAGTGCAACGGGAGATTTCTGCTGCCGAGAGGCTCAGAGCACAGACTCAGAATGAGATGATCGTCAGTCTTAGGAACGTGGTCACAGAATACGAGGATAGGACTCGGATACAGCAATTAGAAATTGAAGCTCTCAGGAGTTCGATTACGCCATCGCTTGGGCTACGCATTAAGGCTGATTGGTGGTTAGCCGTGGCAGGACTAGGAGTGGGATACGCCCTCTGGGGCAAGTGATGTCTACTGTCATAGCGATTGCAGGTGATCTGCACTGTGGATCAACCATCGGGTTGTGTCCAGCTACAGGAATCGAACTTGATGATGGTGGTTGGTACGATCCCTCGGAAGCACAGCTATGGCTATGGGAAGAATGGGAAAAGCACTGGAAAGTTGTGCAAAGCCTAGCACGAAAAAATACCCTACACCTAGTTTTGAATGGTGATTTAATTGATGGAGATCATCACAGGACTTCTCAGATTGCCAGTCCACTGACAGGTATACACATCCGAACAGCTATGGAGTCGTTGGCCGTCCCGTTAGGACTTAAACCGAAACAGATTCATGTAGTTCGTGGAACACCTACCCATGTCGGAAGATCGGCAGAATCAGAAGAAGGGATTGCCAGGGCTTTGTACAAGCAAGGGTGGCCCGTAGAGCAAGACCCCGACACAGGGATGTACTCCAGCTACAGACGTAGGCTAGACATTGGTGATGTACGCCTGGACATTGCTCATCATGGTAGAATGGGCCAAAGGGCGAATACCAGACGCTCCTATAGTTCCCTGTATGCTTTTGATGTATGGGCTGAGAACGCACTAGAGATGTGGCAAGAGATGAAAAGGGGTGACGTACAAAAAGCCTGGGACGAGAAGAGACCCCCAGACTTGGGAATACGCTCACACAACCATCAGTACATGGATAGTGGTTACGATCACAGAGGCGTAACCCGAATGATTGCTTGCCCAGCCTTCCAGCTTGCGACTGAATGGGTCCATAGAATCGCAGCAGAAAATATGGCGAGCATCGGCATACTCGTTATTATCATTAGTGATGATGGGCAGATAGAGGTCAAGCCATTGCTGTCAGAAGTATCACGCACAACACCGATTAAGGGGAAAAAATGAGTCATCTAACGTCCGAACAGATTATGGAAGAGATCGAAAAGGCTTTTTCTGCTGGAAAACAGCGAGATGAAGAGAATGTCTATACGATGAAAGAATTACGATCTCTAATGCAAATGAGTGCCAGTTCTGTCTATGCACGACTGGATGTCTTAGAAGAGGCAGGGCGATTGGACTGCACGACTAAAATCGTAGAGACCAGGAATGTGGGGTCTAACGGCCAGAGAATCAGGAGACCTGTGACTGCCTACAGAATAAAAGCGTCTGAGGAATCGACTGATGAAGGAACCAAATGAATTAGAAAATGTTTTGAGTCAAGCTGTAGAATCATACTTGATTTGCCAAGTTAGGAATAAAGCTAGAGGGAGACCGACTGGTGATCTCTCAAAAAAATATCCCAAGCATTTTAAGAAGTTGCCGAATGGAAAGTTTCGTTGGATCGGAAAATCCCCAGATAGTATCATAGAAGACTACTTAGAGCAGTTTGGATACCCACCTGGAAGCTATTTATGGCATCAATTATCCGAGATGGTCATAAAGAGGGCTAGGAGTCAACCAGAAGAAGACTACTAGTCTACCCTAGCACTAACCCTCGGAACCATCACCAAGTGCCTTAGAACGCTTCCTAGAGCGTCAAATTCTTTCAAGGTCTAGTTCCAAAACCAATTTCAGAAAAAACGGGTCAATTAGGTGTTCAAAACCATAAAATGCAGTTTTAGTGCCTCTCGACTTGAGTCGCTTGTCTAAGATCAGCTCCTCATTTTGGTATTCGTTCAGTACGTCGGGCTCTCCCCACCCACATAACCAGAATGTATTGTAGTCTTTTCTGATAACGATGAACTCAGGCGTTTTAGAGTTTTTGAAAATTAGAGGAAACTTCCCGTGTTCGACTGTTTTGATTCCACACTCGATTCCGAGTCCAGATAAATCCGGCTTATGGTAAGCTGCGGAATCTCCTACAGACCAATCAATAAATGATTCACCCAAGTATTTTTCCACAGCACATTCACCGAGGTAGCCGGTGGTCCACCTTTTATGCTCTCTGTTGCCATCAATAGAATGATGTTCTTCAGTTCGTTTTCGAGCTACTACATTCTCAACCCATCCAGATAGCCTTCTGATAAAGTCATCATCAAGTTTGACTACAACAAATCGGTGTGCAAGAGAATCTACGCACTCCTCATAATTGTAGAGCTCGTTCAGAAATTGTTTATACTGCTCACTCATCACTATCGACTACAATCTCGTCTGGGTCAGAGCTGTCAGATTCCACCTTCTTGAGTGCATTTAGGAAGTCATTACCGATGCTGACCACATTCACTGTAGCGTCCGGCTTGCCGTACTCCTCTCGGTTGTACCTTTCGGACATCCATCTACGTTGCTCTGCTTTTAGCCGGGCAGCCTGGACCGAGCCATCATCTGCATCATCCACTATGGACAGTGCTTCCTCGACTAGACTAGACCCTATGATCTTTTTGTTCTCTTGCCACCTCTGCCATCGCTCGCCCGTTCTATCACTGTGTAGCCACTTGTAGAATACGCCCACGCTAATATGCCCTATGTCGGGCTCAATGTTTTTGAGTAATCGTCCTACGCTTCGCACCTCTAAATACTTCTCAAAAATTATGGGCTCGCCTAGTCCACTTAGAGCTTTATAGGCGGCCTTGATAATCGGTCTCCCTGCCATTCCAATCTCCTCTGTATCTGGGCCATGATTCTATAATCTCATCAAGGCGATTATTTAACTGCTCTCTCGATAGCCTTATTCCATTCTTATCGAACCTCAAGGGATCGTTGCTCGGTAATCCCTTTTTCTTTTCCAGTTCTATTAGAACAGAAAATATGCCTCGTTTTAGATATTGGGCAACTGTATCAGACACTCCCCTTCTTAAATCGAGCCTACTTAGGACTTTTAATAATAGCTCTACTTGGGCCACAAATTCTCCTCGTCTGGGTCTGCTTCACGCACTGACAATGTTCGGTAATCCCATTCAATCGGTATCTCTACAGTAGGGCCGTGCCGGTTCTTAGCCGTCACTAGAAACGTCCGAGCTGTATTCATATCCCTTTCATATCTGCTGTGATCTAGTAAGAGACATAAATCGGAACTGGCTTCCAAAATCATTCCGCCAAAAAGCCCTTGGCTTCGAGGTGTAGAATCGTAGTTGCCCGATGTGGTTCTGTTGAATTGACTCAAGCAAACTATCGTGCATTGGTTGTCCACACCCCATGCTCTCAGCTCGGTCACAATGCGTTGAGTAGCCCGATATATGGCATCCTCATCGCCCGTATTTACGAGTTGCAAGTAGTCAAGTATGAAATACCTACAGCCGTCATCATAGCATGACTTACAGTAGTCCACGACTGACTGCCAAGTGCTTAGAAGTTTCTCTGGAACCCACAGTGGGGGCGAGCCCTCTATCGCTCTCTTGGCATCAGTCCAAACCAGTTCAGAGAATGACCCTCGCTCTAATTTAGATATTTTGGAGTCTGTATGCAGGGCATAGAGCCTAGTCGCTAACTGCTGTGCAGACATCTCTAGGCTGATATAGCCGACACTGGTTCCATGATTCAGTGCTGCACTAGCCATGTTCAACGCCAGTGCGGATTTCCCGAATCCTGGGTTGCCGGCCATTGTGATAAACCACCCTTGGGCAAAGCCCCCACCGCCCCCGTCATCCCTGCAAATACGATTCAGTGTCGGTAGTCCAGTTGGAACACTGACAATTTCCTCTTGCTGTTTAGTCTCGTATTTTTTTAGGAAATCAGGGGCGAGTATATCTTGCTTCACCCTATCCTCGGTGTTGCCCAATCAGGGAGCTCTAGCGTCTGAATTGTTTTCCCATAGGCTTCCCAGGTATCAGTAGCTATGCACTCTGCATATAGCTCTTTTAGCCTAGCAACCTCGTAAGCACCCATGTCTACTGAGCCGTTGTCCAATTCGTAAACCGCAACTGCATAGGGTGGGGTTTTTTCACACGCAATGATGATGAACTTGTCTCTAGGATTATCTGGATTGGTGTTATTCCAACAGCTCAAGTAATGGGCAGCTTGTCTGTGATACCCGAAATTGAACACTGAGTTGGCAAACGCTTCTGGTGAAGCATCTACAGTAGTCTTGAAGTCCACCAAGCAATCATTGTACATCGAATTAGATCCTGGTACTGCATCAATGCGAGCCTTGCACGATACCTTCGTGATCGGATCGGTGTAAAACACCGACTCTTCAACGTGGCCATCAGACTGTGCCGACTTGAGTAGCGTGGCAGCACTTGGATTCAGCAGTACACTTTCCACCATATCTTCAATCTGGTCATAGGTTTCATGCTTGATGATTTGATCTGGAGAATACTGCTCTAGGAGCTTCTGATGCTCTGCTTTCACAGCCTTCGTCCGTCGGTCCCCTTCTACGCCTCTAGCGTATTGTGTCCACTCTCCAGGCTCTAGCAATGCTGTATGCACTTGCGTCCCTAGAATCATGGCAGGGGTTGGCTCCTGCCCATTATCCAAGTAATACTTTAGATGTGCAGGACTTTTTAACAGCTTGGTCATCATGCTGTTACTTAGTTCTGGTCTGGCGTGGTAGGTCTCGTTATTCATAGTATCCTTTAGTTTGAGTGAGTGAGCAAGTAAGTTTTCCTATACATCCGAGTACCTTAGTTTGAGTGAGTGAGGAAATTTGCTAGTACTTAGAGCTATAATCCTTTTGCGAGATCCCATGTACTTAACACCTTCCGAGAAAAATACAAAGCCAGTGCAGTCATCTGGGTCTTGCATGATATCACTCACTTTCGATCCATCACAACCACTTCTGATATAATCCAGGGCATCGAACTCAAAGGTACTTTTGCCGTCATCCATTGCATCAATGAGTATCCATCCATCAATTCCCTCCAAAATAATTCCTGTCACATCGTCTTCTTGTATTTCAAGTGCCATTGTACCTCTCCTTTAGTTTGAGTGAGTGAGTGAGTAAGTAAGTGTCATGTGTCAACACTCATCACCTGCTGGATTTATTTCATTACTTTCTCTCCACTGCAAAACATCTTCCAGCTTGTACCTGATGCTTCTACCCATCCTAGAATACTTGGGACCAATCCCTTTCCTTCTGTAGTCTATGATGGTGTGGGGAGAGAGGCAGTAGAAGTCTGCCAACTGTTCTGTGTTTAGACTAGCACCATACTTGTCTAATAGGATCTTAAAAATATCTATTTCTGGAGTCGCATCTTGCTTCGCATAAAGATCCTCCCTGTCCTTCTCAAACTGCTGGAAGCGACTAACAATGTAGCTCATCATCGTCGAGTTAATGTCCACATAACCTCCGCTCAGACACTCAAAAGAAAATCCCCGATCATCAATGTCCCAGTCATGTACATACATCTCGCTGTCGTTTTTGAAGATCGCCACGCCCTCGTCGCCGTCTAGGTACAGAAACATACAGTGCGTGGAGTAATAATTGTCGCTGGTTTTTTCCATCTTGATGTTCTCGTATATGTTATTCCCACAGAGATGGCCGACTACCCTCTCGTACTCCTCAAACGTCAGTCCGAAGTCCTCTAGCGTCACATGGTGGCGTTCCTTCAACGCCTTGACTATCTCGTTGTTCATACTTCAACACTCCATTGGTTGCGACTCACAGAATGAGTCTTGGTTTTGTACTTCTTTTCTGAGCCTTTCAAGGCCCAACGCTCTCTGCGTTCTTCGTTCCTAAACAGTGATTCTGGCATCTGGTATGCTCTTTCCTTCATGTGGTGCTCGGACCCCTTCACTGCTTTTAGAATGCCTCGGAACTCTTCTTCATAGTTAGTAGGGTCTAGTTGCTCGGTAAAGAGCAATCCCAAAATTTGCTTCCTTTTAGCTGTCAAGGATGGTTGTTTGCCCGTGCCACCCAACTCCTCTAAAAAGATTTTCCATAGTTCTTTTACTTCTTTTACTTCTTTTATATTGTGCTGTTGCTGTTTCTTTGCTGTTCCAAGCCTAGCCTTATAACTGTCAAAAGCCTGGTATTTAGCGAAGTTATTGATGTGTATAAGTGTTCCAAGCTCAGTCTTCGTGTAAGTAATTCTACCGGATTTTTCTAGTAGTGATAACATCCTGGCAATCCTACTGGTTGACCACCGCACGACTCTGTTATTGCTCACATACTCATTTTCGTCTGCAATCTTGCGATAGCTCTTGAGGACTTCCCCGTGCCTTATCTTCACACTACCGAGCTCGTAAACCTTATCTGCATTGTAGTTGGCCTTTAGGAGAATATAGAGCCAGAATTTGAGCATTGACGGGTCATCGCTCCAAATGCTTTTGTCTTGTATGCTACGAGACAATAAAATGAATCCCGTCATTGGTTGCTCGCCTTAATGATACCCATCTCAACGAACCAATCAAAAGCATCTCGGACATCACGCCAGACTAGATAGTGGACCGGGGGATCACAAGCTGCACACTCCTCAGAAAATGCAACTTGAGAATCCCTCAGTTTACCCTTTGGGGTCTTGACTTCCACAAAAAAGAATATCCCTCGCCCAAAGATCAGCAGATCCGGAATACCTGGTGTCTGCCTGGTTCCACCACGCTCTCGCCTATAGCCTTGCTCGGTGCTATAGACAGCAAAGCCTATACCCTTACAGAGGTCCCTTATCTCTTTCGAGATTTGAGATTCTTTCATCGCTTCGGGTATTGCTGATGCAATGACTTCAGCATGAAGACTAAATCCTCACACGCCTCATTTATTTTGCTGATAGCCTTCGTTCGGGCTCCAACTGATCCATTTTGAAGCAATGCTTCGGGGATTCGTTTCAGTCGGTTTTCCGAACTTCTGAGCTCGTCCATTGCTTGCCCCACTTCACGCTCTAGCTCTGGGAATATCTCTTGAGCTATTAAGGTAAGTGTATGCTCAGAAGGGGAGTCCATCTTTCGGCTCCTCCGCCTTCGGTGTTGCGTTAGAATTGTTCGGCTTCCAGTCATCGACTTGCAGATAGAGCTTGCCACCTTTGCTTCTCTTAATGTCGCAGTTGACCCAATCGCCTTCTTGGGTTTCAAGCCAAGGTATGAGCTCAGATTTTTTCATGGAAATTCGGCCACGAACAAAATCCGGTGCTTTTTGGTGAGGGTCTTTTACAGAAATTCCCTCTGGGAAAGTAACTTCAGCCATAATGTGTCTCCTATAATAAAGTTTTAATGAATGAAGACGCTTTTTGCATCCTCTCGGTTGGCCTCTTAGAATCTTCTAAAAGTGCCTTTGCTGACGCTAGGACATCAGCATCAATCTCAGAGGTGTTGTCACCCTCTGCTTGCTTCAGAACGGCCTCTAACTCTGACCTTGCTTCCTCATACAACTCTTGGGGGTTGGTAGGCGTTAGGTCCACCACCTCGCTTTTGCCCGTGATCCAGAGCTGTAGACCTAACCCATGGAGCCCTGCTGCTTTTACAAATGCTCTCTGGTAAGCATCTTGCACGTTACGAGAATCACAAACGACAGACGCAAATTTATGATTCATAACAGCAAGTTTAGCTGTTTGCTCAACATCTCGGATAGCAACTGTCACTGCTACCAGTCCCGTTCCATCCGGCAGAATCTCTAAATCGTGATCCGTACGGGTGTAGTGTCCACAGTATTTACTCTGTAGAATGTGGTGGACCACGGCCCACGGGATATAGAGTGGGTTGAACCCCCCAGAACTACCCTTCCTTACAGCATACTCGGTAACATCAATTTGCGTGAGCTCGTTCCAGATTTCTTTAGCCCAATTCTTGCTTGGCATCGGTGTCCTCGCTTTTTTTAAGTTGGCGTTGTTTCTCGGCTTCTTTCCTATCTTCGTCTAACATATCAAAAATGGCGTTGAGACCTTTAATTTGATACGCAGAATTAGTCTCGACATTCCTTAGTTGCTTACGAGTTATCGTCATTGGCGTGTCCTCTCAGTTTACGTTTCAGGGATTCTACTATGGTCTGGCATTTCTCCAACTGATCTTCAAGCGTCTTTACTCTCTGGTCAAGAATCTTTGAGAGCTGTGATAGGTCTCGGATTAGTTTCTTTCTATCTCCAGAATCGGGTCTAGCCATTGGACCACCCCATCAATTCATTGACTGCTTGTACCACTTCCTCAAACTCTCCTTTGTCCATAATCAACAGTTCGTCTGAATTCTTTGACAGCACTACAGACGTTTCATCGCCTGATGTTTTTTCTACTCGGATTCGATCTGGACCGACTTCGTACACTTTGTTAATCGCCATCATCATCTCCTGGTTTGGCGTGGATGTCCACCTCGCTATCGAGGTAGTCGTCAATTCGTTTCATGGCTTCGTCCCTCGCTATCCACCATTTGGTCAATCTTTTACTATCTCTCTTGGCCGTGATTTGGCCGAGTTTGAAACTTGCTGCTCCATAGGCTCGGATCGCTTTTTTGAGCATTTCTTTGCCAGTGTCATTCATTGGTGGCCTCGTATATTTGTATTTGCTGACCAATCCACTTGGCAACTGGTACTGTGACTGCATTCCCCATAAATCTATATCTGTGAGTGTCGGCTACACCTTCAGTGAAGTTGTCTGGAAACCCCTGGAGTCTTTCGGTTTCTATTGGAGTCAATCGTCTCGGTGGGTTGCAAACATAGAATCCCAATTCAGCACCTTGGCCACCTGGCCGACTAGTACCTGCCCCAGAGGCGTTCAGCGTCGGTGCTACCCTTTGATGTGTAGTAGCTACTCCATGTGGGCCTCGCCCAATCAGAGTTGGCGTAGTCTCGGACTCCTCGATGCCAGGGACTCGCTTAAAGTCAAAGCCACTATTGAATGAGCTTCGATCTAAAACGATTGCTCGGCCACTGTTTCCAGTGCTTTTTCTAGCGTCTCTGGAATTGGCCTTTTGAACTTCCTCGCCCTTCGTAGAATCCCTGTGCAAGCCTTCGGACTTAAATAATATTTGGGGTCCACATCCGAATCTTCCTGTAGTAGGTCTGCCAACGATAAAGACTCGCCTTCTACGTTGAGGGGTGCTTCGGAAATTTTGGCTGTCAAGAATCCTGTACTCAACCTGATACCCGAATTGCTCCAACCCTTTGATGACAACTTCCATATCCCTTCCTTTGTTACTGGAAAGAAGGCCAGGGACATTTTCGATAACAATGTAGGGGATATTCCTAGCTTCTTTAATAATTCGGAGAACCTCAAACCAGAGTCTACTTTTGTCTCCTTCCAAGCCTTCACGATTGCCAGCAACGCTGACGTTCTGGCATGGGAATCCTGCAGTGAGGATTTGTGTTCCGAGCTCCTGGAGAATATTTCCTTTTGCATTTTTCACATCCGTTTCTAAATGAATATCAGGCCAGTGTTTTTTTAGAATCTCTTGAGCCTTGGGATCGTTTTCACATTGGTAGACAACTTCATGCCCGGCCTGTTCAAAACCGAGATCAAAACCCCCGACTCCTGTGAACAAACTGGCAACTTTCACTTCGAGCCCCTGTAACGCCAAGACCCCTGCAGCCATTCTATAATGATATTGGGAATGGGCATCGTTCCATTTACATAGCGGTGAACAGTGCTTGGGTCTCTAATCAGGCGTTCCTTCGAGAATCGAGTGATTCCCAGTTGGCTCTCTTCAATTCTTCTTTTCAGCTCGGCCCTGGCATATTCCTGGCCGTCAGTGTCTGGCATCATTTACCCCCTAGAATCTTTTTAGAATCACTTCTTAGAATCACTTCTTAGAATTATAGCCTCTTGGCGTGGCCACTCTGGAAACTAGTCGAGAAGTGTGTCGGTAGCAAGTGGGGATTGAAAGAGCCTTAAGACCTCTTCCCAACGGG